GCTTACTGGAAATTCAAAGGTGGTACCGACTATATCGTAAGCGATGTAGAGCGCCCCGCCGATGCAATGGCCTACGTGATGGCAGCACATTCACAAAACTGCATCTCTATGAAATCAATCCCCACAGAGGTCATGACCTTAGACGCATGGGAAAAAGAACTTGCAGAATTGGACGGGGATTATGCCGTTTTCCTTGTAGAGCAAGCAGTGAAGGTTTCACCGCTCAATTAATAAAAAGCAAACCTAAAAAGACAGGGGCTTCGGCCCCTATTTTTTTGTCCTAAGTGGGTGCCCCTCTGGGAGTAGATCGGTATCATATTTCCCGCGCTTGAACCTACCTGTTCGAACAGCCCGAAGAAATCCATTGACCCTAGCATATGCCCATTGATCCGCAGAATTCACCGTAGGGCGCACGGAAGATGGGTTTGTATTGTAAGCCCCCACGCCCCGACGAAACACCGCCTCTAACATGCGCTGAGTGACCCTCTTGCCCTTTTTATCGCCATGCTTGTCGTTATGTTCTTTGACCTTTTCAGCTAAACCCTTCTTGACCGCTTCGGAAATCTTAGATGGGGCTTTTTCTTCAAGATCAAACTCGATGTGGAAATCTTCCATTTCCTCAGATTTATCACGCTCTTTATCAAGCTCGGCCGCTTTTCGCTTCGCCCAAGATTGTCCTTCATCACCGCCCCATAGCAACCAAGCAACCAATCCCGCGCTGGGCCATCCAGCTTCACCCCTGCGGAAACCTTCTGCCCTCTTGTCGACTTCATGGCGCGAAAAATAGCTGTGCATACGGCGAACAGTTTTCGGGCTCAATCTTTCCCGCGCTCTTAATTGCACGGCCCTTGCAACTCCTACCTCCGTGCCGCCACGATTGTATTCCTTCCGCAATTCCAATCCACGCTCGGCATTTTTCGCCATTGCAGATGTCGGGACCGTATCTACATCGCTCTCGGCCTTAGATCCGTCTCCACTTTCATCCATGAGGCTCTCATATTCCGAATGAGTATCACACGGCATGAATACCAGCTTACCATCAACCGTATGCTGATGGGTTCCCACACAGCCTATTTCCGATGCTCTAGCGGAAGCCTCTCGTCTGGTTGTGAATGTATCCGTATCCACTTCTTCTTTGGCTCCGTATGCGTCCTTCCCAGCCTCTTCTGGATCTTGTCCTTCATCTTCTGCGACTTCTGGTCCACCCAATGGGAATAGGTTTGCAGCAATAAAGACTTCGTCTCCCCCGCTGATGGGTTCAAGGCCCAATCTATCACGCGCCTCATTGCGTGAGATAATTCCCTCCCGAACCGCTTGAACAACGTTTTCATATGTTCTCCGTCTCCGCTCTGTTAAAGCTGGAATTTCATCAATCGCATATCGGATGGTAATATTATCTCCGAAATACGGGGCCAGCCATTCGTTTAAATCACTCTCTATGCGCTTCGCTAATGGAATAATTGTTTCTTCGTAAAGCGCCAGACGAGCTTCTTGGACATTTGCATATGTCTGGGCATCTGGAACCCCAATAAGCTGTGAGGGAATTCCGAAACACAGGGCTATATCTTTCGCGCTCATATTCATTTGGGACAAGAAATCCATGTCTTTTGGTGACATTCCCATTTCTTTCCAATCAAAATCCCCCTCCAACAAGACAGGTTTGCCCGCATTGTTCACGCCTTGGAAACGAGATTGTAAATCAGATTGAATTTGTTGACGCTGCCCATCTGACAATAACTGCCTCATTCCCGCATCATCTGTTGGCCTAAATACAATCGCACCAGACGGACGCGCTCCATTTGCCAGCAAAGCGATATTATGCTTGGCAATCATGTTGTGCTGATCGACATCAATAGACGCTGCCATAAGGGGCGAAAGACCAAGATAATCGTCGAGCGGGTTCCATAATTTAAAATGCTTGATTTCAGACGCGCCAGTAAGCGGATCGGCTGGATACTCACGAACCACTTGATTGTTTAGCTTGTATCTATATGCGGATGGGATTGCTGTATCACTGGGCTTTATTTCGATCCTATCGGGCCGCAGAATGTGCAACTCTCTGGGAACGCCATTCACATCTGACTGCAAAGCGTAAGAATTCCCAGACAATAGAAGATAAGAATAAAGGCTTTGGAAATATTCAACACCAGCTTGTAATGGATTTGGTCGTTGCAGCAAAGAAATAAGTGGATGACGCTCAAGCTTTATATCCCCTTGGAAAACCTCAAACGGAATTGCCGCTGCGCCATTTGCAATTTCATTCACGCAACGAAATACAATGGCGTTCTTTCGATAGCCCTCGTCCGCATACGCTTTGAAGTTATCTCGTCTCGCATGATACGGCGTGTGTGAATTCATAAAAACCTGAGGCGCTTCCTTCCGCTCGGAAACATTCTGCCTAAACAAACCTGTGATATTATCCAAAATGCCCATTACGATATTCTCCAAACGGCGTTGCCTGATGACCTATTCAACTCTGTAAGCGCCCAGACCAAAGCGTCAAGTCTGTCTGGTGATTTCTTCGAAGCGGGAGTGTATGTTGTCATCTGTTCCTCAAGCTCTTTAAATTCTTTAACATGAGAAACTTTCCCCTGTTCATACAGCGCCGCGATAGGCTCTGCTCGTAAAATTTTGCCCTTCGAAGCCCTTACCGCTGTATAGGGCGCGTTCCTGTCTATTGTTCTTACCACTTTTTCGACCAAATCACCACCGTTATTGACCTCGGCAATAATTCTATCGGCCTCAAAGTGGATCATCGCGTCAACAGCTTGTCTGGCCCAACTATCGGGAGATCCTCGCAATGACCTATCGTCTAAAACATAAAATCTATTATCAACGCCACGACCCGCGACAACAATACCTGTTTCGTCGCTATCATCATTGCCAGTAACCGCAGGGTCAACAGCGACAACCACCCGCGTCATTTCTGGAATTTTCTCTGGATCTATTCGAGACGCTTCTACAAGTCTCCAATTCCAAAGCGCCCCTTCAATATCATCTAAAACCTCGGCATATAATTCTTGGCGCCCTAATCTAGTTCCCTCGTATTTCTCTTTTAGCTGTTCGAGCGCGGCCGATGCTAGATTTTGCTCGTTCTCAAATGTCGAGCCTCTTGTGACCGCCGTTCCCTTTCTTTTTAATAGGCTTTTAATTATTTGATTTGGTTTTGGCGTTGTTGTGATGACACATTGGGGATTGTCACCAAGACGCAGCCCAAACATCAACTGATCGAAAGCTTCTGGATATACCCACGCAGCGATTTCGTCGCACCAAGCACGATGGAACTGAGGCCCACGCAATCTTTCTGGCTCGGCTGCCGAAAAACCTTGAATGATCGAGCCATTAAAAAGTCTGATTTCTTGTGCACTGCTATTGTATCCCTGCCCCCTTCCCGAAAGAAGGCAACTTCTAGGCAAATAAGATAGAATTCCGCTTTCTCCACCAAACGCAACCCTTTTGAGATCCCCAAAGGTGGGAACAACAACAGCCACACGCACATTGGGATTTTTAAGAGCATATAGAGCCGCATCTGTGCCGCCCGTTCTGGTCTTTCCCCAACCGCGCCCCGCTAAGATCAACCAAACAGCCCAATTCCCTGATGGCGTTAGCTGGCTGTCTCGCGCCGTATCGAGCCAATCACTGTATAGTGACGTTAGCCCTTTGTGACTTTGCTTGGGCAAGCTCGTCCAATTCTCTAATAATTCGATTGAGGCTTGCGGGGATATGTTCATCAGATGTAACCTTCGTGATCTCTACAGCTTCGCCAAGCGCCAATTTGCCCATCTTCTGGGCTTTCAATCCAGCTTCCGCGAGATCTTTGATTTCGTTTGTAGACATTGTTTCTTCGCCACCTTCTTCCTCTATCTCTACAGAGCGGCGCAATTTTCTCCCAAGCTTAGAAAGAACACCTTGAGCAATCCCCAAGGCAACGCTGTCCAAAGCTTCGGCTTGTCTTGCAAACTTCAAAGCGCGTTTACGGTTTAATTCCGCTGTGTATTCCGCTTGCCAAGAATTTCGCTGTTCTTGCCATCTAGCCTCTTGTGTCTTTCGATACAGAGTGGCCCTAGAAACGTCATGTGCGCGACATAGAGCCTCAATGGTAGGGTATGATCTAATCCCATCCGCATCTTCTACCCCTTCGACAAACTCGCGGCGTAGAATTTCTAATTTCTGATCAGTGATTTTCTCTGTCATAGCCTTGACCGTTATCAATTTTGTTTTGTTTCTGTCCCATAATAGCGCTTATGGCAAAAAAACACCAGACTATCGTAACCTAACCTTTTTCATTCCGTAATTCTTGGGCTTTCCAGTGAGCTTTAATCCATCTTTTTTGATTAGTTTTTGGTTTTTAAACGGAGAATAATCTACTGCATGGTGCCATCTACTGAATTTCTTGACTAATTTAGAAACATCTGGGTGAACATCTACCAACATCTGGGATTTTGCCAGCGTTCCAGTATCGGCGTATTTCTGACCTTGCTGAACCTTTCCCTCTGCGTGATAGAATTCGTCTGTATTTCCACCCTTTAGAACCTGTGTCCCCATCTTGCCTTGAAGGAACGCATTGAACTGAATTGTGCACCAGCCAGCCTTGAGCATATCAAGCGATAGGATTGTATCCTCGTTATACCTTCCCCTCCATCTATAGATCAGATCGTTTCGAATAAGATTGCAGGAATATATACGGGTATTTGTGATAAATGGTGGAAGCTTAGAAGCGCCGAAAGCGAACATGGAGTAATTTGGACCAGCCATCCCAACATTCTTATAGCGTAGAACAAAATCTTCCATTGCCCGCCACATTGCTGGGCTGTTTGTTTTGATCCGTTCGTTTCTGGTCATTCGAGCGAAGTATTGTAGATTGTCATCCATGACCCAATGCCAATCAAATCCGAGGGTCTTGGAATGTTCCCATGCGAAATTCCGAGCGGGACCGGGCCCAGTCGACTTAGATAAACCCAAGCTATCACATAATTCGTAATTTTCTTTGAACGATAAGTCCAATTCTACAATTTCGCACAGAAGCCCCTCCGATGCCTTACGATAGGCGTCTACTTCTTGCGGTTCTGCTACCACATAATGACGAACACCCATCTTAGACAGCGCCTTAGAGGTCACCATGTATTCATGTCGCCCCTTGCTGGGGATATATAGGGGAAATTGGGGATAGTTATCCTTCATCGGCCCATTCTAAATCTTTTAAATTCCGTTTTTCTTTTTCTGGGAACCAAATAGATTTTGTTTTTTCCGTATGATCCTGACCCACTACTTCAAAAAACTTATTAAAGCTTTCTTCGTCCTCGAAATTGACAACAACCTTCTTATAGCATGGATCTAGGCCCTCGTATTCGGGCATATCAGTCCATTCCTCAAGCGCATCGGTCTTTCCAAATTCCTTATCAAGGAAAAGATTTGTAAGTTCGTCTACATCGAAGCCAAGAAAATCGAGGTTGTATTCTTCAAACTCAAGCTGTTTGATTTCAGATTTTAAAAGCTCCTCATCCCATGTGGAATTTTCAGTAAGCTTGTTATCAGCAATCACATAGGCCCGCTTTTGCTGATCTGTCCATCCGCTTGCGACCATTACAGGGATTTCATCAAGGCCCATCTTTTGAGCCGCCATAACTCGACCATGCCCAGCTATAAGCATGTTTGTTTCATCAATCAAAACGGGAATGGTAAATCCAAATTCCCGAATACTGTTCACAATCTGGTCAATTTGCTTTTCGCTGTGAACCCTACTGTTTCGATCATACGGAGAAAGACTTTCTGTCTTTTGCATTGAAACGTTTTTGGCTGGCCATTCACTCATAAAAATCTCCCTATAGGCAAAATATTATATATTTATTTACACTATGACAATAGAAAGAAAAATCCCGATCTTGTTGCAGTGCGAAACCTAGCCGAAGATCGGGAAGTCAGTGAAGCAGAAGGAACAGGCGTTGCCCTCCTATCTAAATTCTACTTAGATCGTATCATCATTTCAAGACCAATGGTATAAGCTTCTATGTCTGCCTCGCTGACAAGACCCTGTTCTAAAAGCTGTCTAGCCCCGCTTCCCGTTATATAATAATCGGCGACAGGTTCCCGCAGTTTTATCCTCTTTGCATTGATAGCCAATGGAGCGAGTGAAAACTCAGACAGATCGCTGTTTATCTCTGGCTCTGGCCTTTCTATTTCCTTGATGGCTGTCATAAAGTTTTTTATCGTTGGCCACGTTCTGGAAATGTTATGCTTCCTTATGTGCTGCGCCATATTACTGAGACAATGTTTTATATAGCTTTCGTTTATTTTTGAGGGCAATTCGCTGTTTATATCCTCGACCATAAAAACCATTTCTTCTCGTGCTTTTATTTTATCATAAGCTTTTGGAACCTCAAATCTTGCGAGAAAATCTTTCAACCAATGGGCGATAATTCGCTTTCGCTCTTCGTAATTGAGTGGATTTTTCATTTCAACAACCCCGCGTTCGCAATGCCCATAACGCCCGACATGATTTCATCCATCTGCTGTTGCGTGGAAAGATCTTCGAAGCCTGACCTTTCTTCTAATTCGTCATCCCATCGACCTTGATTTAACCATGTGGCTGCGTGGGGAATAAATTTAGGATCTTTCCCAGTTTTTACACAATGCTCGCCATATTCATTTGCCTTCAAAAGTATAAGCGTTGTGTCTCCCAATCTTTTTGCTGCCTTTAGAAATGATGTTTTCGCTGCACCCTTTCCAATTTTTCTTGGATAATATTCCCAAAAAAGATCGAAAGATTGGTTATTCTTACTGGTTATATTTACTTGGTTATGGGGGTTGCAGTCTGACACTAGGGGGGGTGTCTCTGTGACACTAGGGGAGTGGCTTAGTGATACCCCCTGTTCAAATCCAAGTATGTATCTGTTCGATGTATCACTTCCGTTATCCCTACGGGCTTTCTGCTTTGATATAAGCCCCATTTCTTCAAGATATTGTGTGCAACGAATAACCGTCGATCTTGATAGCTCCGTATCTGCACAGATTTTAGAAATACTAGGAAAGCATCCGAAATCAGGATTGTGCCTATCGGCAAGAGCCAATAGCGTAAGCTTCTGCGTAGAAGAAAGACCTCGTTGCTTCCACGCCCAATTTATTGCTTCAAAACTCATATTTACCTCTTTTGTTTCATTTTTGAATTGTTGCGCTTGTCATTCTGACAAAATTTTTCTATAACAGCAATAAGGGTTTTACCTCCCCTTGTTGCAAATCGTGGTCGGTCAATCTTAGGAGACGGGTTGACCGACTTTTTTATCCATCTAGGTATCTCTCTAATCTTTCGATTGTTCGCTGTGATGGTTTCCCGCCCCTCATAATTCGAGACAGCGCGGCATATGTCATGCCAATCCTAGACGCTACGACCCTCAATCTACGATCTTCGAGTTTCTTCCTAAGAGTTATCGTGCGTTCTTGAGAGTTCTTTTCTTCTGCAATTTCCATAAAATTTTTCTCCTATAGAAAAAAGTGTTTGCATATTTGCACATATGGAAATAAAAAGAAAGACGCAACAAGAGGAAATGATGATATGAAAATCGTAAAAACACCCCCCTTATCTTTTGTAAAAATCAAACTGCAAAACGCAGTGATCGAAAGAGACGGCAAACTTCGCCGTCAAGCTGACAAGCAAGAAATCACTCATGAGCAATATCTGCGCATGACGTTTCCAGCCGAAACAATGTCATTTCTCGACGAAGCTTTTAAGAAGGCTATAGACGAATGGAATGAAAAGGATGGTTGGTCATGAAGGTACACTCCTCAGAATTGACATATTTGTCTGAAATTTTATCCGAATACAAAGACGATCTCGAAACATTTTGGGATACGCTCGATGGCGAAACCGATGTGATGGATATGGTTGGATCGGCTATCCAAGATATTGTCACCGCAGAGGGTGATCAGGCAAAACTCGATCATATGATTTTGAAATATACACACCGCAGGGATGCGGTGATTGCGAAAAAACACGCGCTCAAGCGAGCGTTAAAAATTATATTGCTGGCAACCGATCAAAAGAAAATACCTCATTCGCTTGCCACAATAACTCTGCGGGAAGGATCTCAAAGCGTCTTGATCGAAGATGACAAAAAGATCCCAACCCAATTATGCAGAACCACTGTCACCCCTGACAAAGCTGCAATCAAAAAACTCTTGACAGCGGGTGAGACAATCGACGGTGCTGTACTGCACACAGGACCGCAATCTATTAGCATAAGGATGAAATGATATGGAACAGACAAATCACATTAGCGACTTCAAGGCAGGGCAATCTAGCCTTGAAACAGCAATCAAGAATTCTTCTAACCCGTTCTTGAAAAACAAGTACGCCGACATTCAAGAAATATTGGATAAAGTTAAATCGGCTTTCCACGAAAACAATTACATAATTGTTCAAGAAGGTGGAGCGGATGAAAATGGCGAATTCATTGACACGAAGCTGATCCATACAAGCGAAAAGTTTTTCAACTGCAAAATTTATCTGCAATACAAAAAGGGAGATATGCAGTCGCTTGGTGGCGCGGTCACTTACGCTCGCAGATATGGGCTTTTATCTGTAACTGGCATTCCAGTCGACGATGATGATGGAACGAGCGCGATAGGAACCGAAGCGGCTCAA